CAACCCGCCGGGGTTGGATTGACCGCCGGTTGCGTAGCCGTATAGACGGACGAACCAAGGGGAGTTGCGCGGAAGGCGATTTTATCGCCGTCCTTGATTGCCGCGTTGTATTCAACCAACGGCCCCCGGGTATCCTTCAAGAGCGCCGCCATATCAGCTTCCGTTGCCATGAACGGCGTATTTGCGTTCAACGCCTTGACAGCTTCCGCCAGAAGATTGACCGGAGCCGTTGCCGGAGCCGGGGTAGTTGTTGCACCCTTGCGGGGACTTCGTGCCATGTTTCAGTTCTCCATATCCGGAGCATGATTGCCCGGTACGTTGAATATAGGCATGGACGTACACCCCTGTCAATACGACAGGCCTACGATTGTTCGGATAGGAATTAGTTCACAAGAGCCGATAGGCAAAATGTAATGCATAAATCGTGTTAGATATGCCTACGTTTTGGGTCCACTTCCAAGACGCCTTATCAGTTGTAGCGTTCGCTTCAATACGTCCCCCGTCCGCGTTCGCCAAACCGGCCATTTGGTTAGCAGCCGTCAACGCACTAGCAATAGGCAATTCAATTTGAATTTCAGTTGTCGTATTTACTAACGTAGGTTGAGCCTGTATTCGTCCTGTTACCATCACATAACTGCCAATACGTAACCAAAAGAAAGAACTAGCCGTAGACGAAGTAACATTAGCAATATCAGTTAGAATAGGTACATATGTTCCGGAAGCAATATCCGCAAAGTCCGCCGCCGTATACGCTAGCAACGTCTTAGCTTGCGCTACCGTCATATCCTCCGGATCACCTGTCCCCGCCGTCGCCCGTCCTTTGAACCGCGCCGTTACCATATTCGCAAGATGAACATTCGTAACCTTATCAACTCCGATAGCCGTAGCCCCGTCCCCCGTACTAGTTACATCGCCCGTATGATTGGGGTGTACGTAATTGTTAGCTCCGTCCGCTACGTTCAAAATAGTTCGGACTTGTGTAGCCGTTAAATCTACGGGGTCCGCCGTTCCAGCCGTCGCATTGCCTTTAATTCGTAGCGTAGGCATTTGCGCTAACTTAGCGTTTGTAACTACGTTAGCCTGTATTGTTTGCGCTCCGTCCCCCACAGATACAACGTCCCCGGAGTGATTAGGATGGACGTAAGTTGTACGGGTTATACTAATTTCGTCAACGTTAATAACAGACGCTAACGAACCCGCCAAATGTTGAACACGAATACGGGCAACCCGTCCACCCGCCGGAACAGTCCATGTACGCTCAATCTTCGTCCATGCGGTTGTGAACGCATTATCCATGTTGGCTGTACCGGGGACAGTTATATGCCCAATATCATAAGGAAACATCGAAATACGTAAATGGTTCGCTGAAGCTACGTCACCTTTAGCTAATACCGATATGTTCAATACTTCGCCTTCAATAACTGGAATGAATTCATTGTAAAGCACATTCGTATTAATAGGGATTTGAGCGTAGTATTCGCCCGAAATTCCGTTAGCATCATTCATTAAAACAACACTTGTCGCCGTCCAGCCCGTTAACCCATCTTCAAAGCCGCCATTGGTGACAAGGTTACTATTAGTTGAAAGACCTTTAGCAATAACCATCCTGACTTGGGAAGCCGTCAAGTCCTCCGGGTCATTCGTTCCCGCTGAAGTTCGCCCCTTGATTGTTTGCGTGGCCATGTTGGCCAAATGTGTATTAGTAACCTTATCAGTTCCAATAACCGTTGCACCGTCCCCGGTAGACGTTACGTCCCCGAAATGGTTCGGATGAATATAATTATTGGCTCCGTCCGCTACGTTCAATAACCCCCTTACTTGAGCCGGGGTTAAGTCTTGGGGGTCACCTAGCGAAGTTAGCCGCCCCTTTATCGTATCCGCCGCCATATCCGCCAACTTGGTATTAGATACGGCATTAAGCGCGATAGTTTGCGCTCCGTCTCCAACGGAAGTAACGTCCCCAAAATGGTTAGGGTGTACGTATGAACTACCGTCTACGATAGCCAATAGCGCCCGGACTTGCGCTACGGTTAAGTCTGTGGGGTCACCCGCCCCGGCCCCTAGCGCCCGGCCTTTCATAGTATCCGCTGGCATGTCCGCCGCTTTGGCGTTCGTAACAGCGTTAGCTACAATCGTCGTAGCGCCTTCCCCTGCACTAGTAACGTCTCCCGAATGATTAGGGTGAACATAAGCGTTAGCCCCGTCCGCTACATTCAATAAGGTTCTAACTTGTGTAGCGGTCAAATCCTCCGGGTCACCCGTTCCTGTAGTTGTTCGTCCTTTGATCGTTTGAGTAGGAACGTTAGCTAACTTAGTATTTGAAACTACATCCGCCGCTATAGTCGTATTCCCATCCGCTACAGAAACAACATCGCCCGAATGGTTAGGGTGAACATAATTAACAATATTCAAAAGGGTTCGGACTTGAGTAGCGGTCAAATCTTGCGGGTCACCTATAGAAGTTAATCGCCCTTTGAGCGTATCCGCCGCCATATCAGCAAGTTTGGTATTGCTTACCGCGTTCGCTGCGATTGTCGTATTCCCATCACTAACAGAAGTAATATCACCACTATGATTAGGATGAACGTAGTTATTGGCTCCGTCTGCAACATTGATAATAGCCCTAACTTGTGTTGGAGTTAAATCTTCAGGGTCACCCGTAGCCGCCGTAGCCCTACCCTTAATCGTTTGCGTAGGAACGTCCGCCGCCTTAACGTTACTAACGGCATTGTTGGCAATCGTCGTAGCGTTGCTATCAACCGGGGCTGTAACGTCTCCCGTTAACGCCGAACGTCGTAGCGCCGTACCCGAAATTCCTAATGAAACTCCAACCGTAATAGGTTCGGGTTGACCCGTACCTGAAGCCGAACCCCGACCCAACAGCCGGGACGCAACTAAGTCCGGTACAAAAGCGTCTGAACCGTCTGCCCCCGCCGGACCCGTTGGACCTATCGGACCTTGAACGCCTTGAATACCTTGAGCGCCGGTTGCCCCGGGAGTACCCGGGTTACCTTGGGGGCCTTGCGCTCCAGTTGCGCCGGGATTTCCTTGGGGACCTTGCGAGCCGGTAGCGCCCGTAGCGCCGGTATCGCCTTTCGGACCCGCCGGGCCGGTTGCCCCGTCAACGCCGTCTGTACCGTCCGCCCCCGGAGGCCCCGTAGCCCCATCCGCGCCCGTTGGACCTATCGGCCCCGGGTCACCTTGCGGACCCGCTGGACCCGTTGCCCCCGCTGGACCCATGGGGCCTTCTGGACCCGGGGGGCCTTGGTCACCCCCGCCCGGACCAATGGGGCCTTGTTCGCCTTGGGGGCCTTGTGGACCCGCCGGGCCTTCCGGACCCTCCGGACCTACCGCCCCGTCCGCCCCATCCGCTCCCGGAGGCCCGCTAGCGCCTGTAGGCCCCTCCGGACCAATAGCCCCCGGGGGGCCGGTGGGGCCAGCAACCCCGGGGGCACCGTCAGCCCCTTCCGGGCCGGGAGGCCCCGGGGGTCCATCCGCGCCGGGCTGTCCAGCCGGGCCGGGTAGCCCAATCTCAGTTACAACGGTAATTGGGCCGTCTGACGGAACTATTGAAATATCTTCAGGAACTACGGTTATAATATCCGTTTCTTGCGTTATCGTAATTTCTTCGTCACTATCGTCTAATACTATGTCGTCTTGTTCTGCAATATCTAACGCTGTCTCCGGCGTAGTTACCGGGTCCGATTGTTGAACTACAATAAGTTCATCCGCCGTAGGCGTTATTACGAAATCATCCGGTTCGGAATTGATTACAAAATCAGTCATTGCGGGTTATCGGGTTTGCAGCTTTGAAGTTGCCCCCAATAACATAAACCGGGTCACCCCCGTCTGTCCGCAGAAAATCAAACAGGTATTTCTTACCCGCAACTAACGCCGTCGTATTCGACGTTTTAAGCGTAAACTTGAACCGCCCCGCCGTAGCTTCAATAACTTCAAAGTTACCAAGAGCCGTTGTCAATTCGTCCAAGATAGCTACCCCTTCAACTGTCTCCCGAACATCCGCCCGAAAGGTCCAGCCGGTTATATCAATCGGCACCCCGTCACTATCTTGAACTCTAAAGATACGTTCGTAAACCGTTCCCCGGTATACTGGCATGATACCCTCTTACGGCGTATGTTTTTCGAAACTAAACGACAAATCCCCCAAGGGGAATTTAACCGTATCGTTTTGTGCAATCGTCTTTGGCGTATCCAACTCCCGAACCGCCAAGATATTCCCCGCCGTAACCGCGTCATGTAACGTTGTATAGGTCACGTTAACGGGCGTAACTGAAACTGAAAGACCAAATGAAGTTTCAGCGGATTGTTCAACTAGATTATCAATCCCATCATTCGCCGGAATTACGATAGCTACCGCTATTCGAGCCGCCGCCCCCGTAATCGTAGCGCCAACCTCCGTACCCCCGGCCAACGGGTCACCATTCCAAAGCCCCACAAACAGCGACGTTGGAGCCGTAGGCATGGCCTGTCCTGCCATCCAACGGGCCAGCTTGTTAGCTAGGTATGGCGATAAATTCATATGGGTTCCCCTTGTGAATTGGGGACGCTAGGCCCGTTCTGAACAAACGTCAATTCCGGGCCGGAGGGTTATCAACCCTTTCCTGTCAACTCCGGTTGACCTTCAAACCTTGCAATCATTTCTTTCATTAATACAACTACGTCTTTCCTATCCGCGCCGTTAGATATATAGTTACAACGGCTATTCATATGTTCGCCGTAGGGAAAGACCATTAATACGAAACCCGTTTTACGTTCGGGTCCAACAATCTTACCGTTGAACATACGATCAAGATACCGGGCTAACATTACCATCTAACCCTCCGTTAACCTTTATATTTCGAGGCTCCGCGTTAACCCTAATAGACGGTAATTGAATTAATGCCAAGGTATCCCGAAACAATACGTTGAATGGATCAAGTCTACCATTTCGTCCGTCATATTGTTACAGCCGATAAGCCTACGAGGAATATCCGTATTGCCATGCTTATTCACGACGTAGATACAGCCGCAATCATCCGACGTAACTAGTTCTTTTGAAAGTCCTTCCCGGACATACGTTTTCTTTTTCGCCATGATAACCCCCTGCCATGTAAGAAACCCCGGGGCTATTCACCCCGGGGCCTTCGTCGTAGGTTAGGCCGCAAGGGCCATTACATCGCCCGCGATACGCTCGATTGCTACCCTGTCATCCGTCCGGCCAATTCCCCGGGCGTAGGCGGTAGCCGCCGTAGTCACGTCCCAAAGGGTTTCAATCGGGCGGTTTTCTTCCGCCGTATGCGTCATCTTCAGCAACGGAGCCAAACGCTTGCCGAACCTCTTGGCAAGGAATTCGTCCACGTCGTCAACCCGCGAAGCCTGAGCCGCCGCCACGCCGTCCGTAATGGATTTGACGGACGAATTGGAATAGGCGTCAAGGGCCGGGAGGATTTCCCCCAACCATCTATCGGGAGCCGAAACCGTATGCCGTATCTTGATTTCGGAATACTCCGTAGCACCCCAAACAATACGGTTCATACAAACGTAATCGAACAGGAAGGTACCAAGCCCGAAGGTCTTGTCCCCAACTTCCGAATTCCAAACGAAGAAACCCCGGGCCAAAGACCCCGACGAACCATTGCGCCGGTTTGGGATTTCGATACGATTGGTTTCGTCCGCAAGGAATACGAACATATCCCTATCCGAAGCGTACAGCGTCGTATTGGACTTGTCCACAACGACAGCCTTACCGAATTCGCCCGGAACCCGCCATGAACCTGTCACGCCGTCTCCGAATTGCCGGACCATTGATCCGACAATATCCGAATTCCAGATACGCCCATAACGCGGGCCGGTTGCGGCGCGAAGTTCCGCCGAATGTTCGTCATAGACCAGAACGCCAACATCTTCAATGTTGCGTTTGTGCTTCAGGCCATAGTTGATACAGTCCGCCGAAATTTCCGCTGGAAGGGTCCGAAGGTAGTTGGCCGGGGCTTCCGCCAATTGCGACAGTTGGCCAAAACTCCAGTGTGTCGGGGCATGTTCGATACCCTTGTCCCCCACAATCAGGAGGCTCTTATGGTCCTCAGACGGGACAGCTTCGATACGCCGCGAAGATACGACGGTTTCCCGGGAATGATCCCGCTGATTGCCGAAATGCGCCAACATCGCTGTCAGCGAAGTAAAGCGTTCGTCGTCCGGTCTTGACGCCCATTGATTGGACGCCTTCATTAACGTAGCCATGTGTAGTCCTTTCGAGGTTGTGGCGCGGTTCCTAACCGGCCTTACCCCGTCAACGTAGGCCCCTCCCGAACCATTGTCAAACCCTAATTTGCAGACGTTGGCATATGGTTAATTTTCCGTTAACGGGAACCGTCAAAAACATGGTTAATAAAATCCGGTTCCGCGTTAGGGTTACTTATCCGTTAAGTTTGAAATATTCTTCAATTGCGGTAACAGCGTCTTGCCAACTCCAACATAAAACACAACGATAGCCTACGCTTTCAAGTTTATTAAACCACGCAACTTGACTATCCGATATACGCCCCTTACTAGTTTTCATTTCGATAAACAGCCCGTGATATCCGCCGGAGGGGACGGCTAGGAATACGTCAGGTACGCCCGCCCGAACGCCTTCCGCTTTCAGCTTGTTTGCCACAACCGGGTCACGCCAACCCCCGTTAGGGATTGCGAACAGGTTACGGAGTTGGGGATATAGCTGGAACTTCGTAGCCGCCCAACAAAATAGGGCAGCTTGTTCGCCGTGTTCGGTTCCGCTAGACGCCAACTTTTCCGGGGTCACTAAGTTTGATTTTGATTGGTACATTCGGGGAGGCCTCCGGTTGGGGGTACAGCTTCGCCAAATCGTCCAAGGTAAGGTTAGCGTGTTCGTCCGGGAGGGGGTGTACCGCCGCAAGTTCGCCCGTCACGTCTTTGCCCGAACGGGAGCCGGGAGGCCCGTCAGGCCATAGGGAAGGCCAGCAACGCCCGTTGTACCGAACCCATACGAACGCCCGCCCCATGGCCCCTAGCCTCCCCTGTGACAGCCCCAAGCCCGGGAGCATAGCCCCGGGGCCGGGTAGGCTGTCAATCCTCCGTTTCGTCGTCGTCGTCCTGTTCGTCGTCCGATTGTTCCGCTTCCATAGCCGCGTCTTTGATCCGTTCCGCTTCCGCTTTTTTGCGGAAGGCTGGAAGGGTGCGGTCAAAGTCCGCCGCCCGTCTAGCAGCTTCCTCAATTTCCCAAGCTTCAACTTCGTCCATGAAACTTTTCGGCATGTTCCGTTCCCATTGTGGGGAAGCCCCCGTAGGGGCCTCCCGGTTACGCCGCATGATCCATGAGGCCAACTACGATTTTGTAGCCCCGCCCCTTGAGTAAAGCCGCCCGGCGGTTCGCTTCCGCCAACGTCAGCCAGTTGATAACCCGGACTTCGCCGTATTGCGTCCGGTAGGCTACGGCGTACACGTCATGAGCCGGGGCCGTATGGGAGGCCAACACGTTCCGAAGATCGTTGGGGCCTTGGAAGGGAATAAACGTAACTTTGTCCGTCATTGCCGTTCTCCGTTGCTGATAGGGGGAATATACACCCCCCTATCCGAAAGTCAACTACGATCTTGACCTACGTTGGCCTACGGTTAATTTCGGGTTAACGCCCCAAATATCCGTATTTGAGGCCCCGGAGGTAGCAATGGTAGTCCGGTTCGTCGTTCTCGCAATCCAACGCTTGCGCGTCCCAACGAATGGCGGTAGCCCGGTCAATCCCATGGTCCGCCTGAAGCTTGGCCATATCGGCCTCGAAAGCCGCCGCCGCCCGGACTTCGCCAGCCCGTTCCGCGTCAATGCTTTCAACGATTGCGTTCTGGAGGTAGTCCAGTTCCGCGTTCTGTTCGGCCTCAGACATAGCCGCCACATTGCGGATATATTCGCTGGAGGGACGAAACCCGTATGCGTCTTTGTGCATGTCCAAAAGGCAAGAAAGGTCGTTCATTTCCGTAACTCCCGTTTGCTGATACGCACAACATACGCCGTTCCCTACGAATGTCAACTACGTCTTTAGGCTACGACGGGTTACGGTTAATTTTCGGTTAACGGGAACTTACGGCACATACCAAACAGGATTGCCGTATTCGTCGTTGAACGTTTCAACCCGATACGGAACAATTTTGTAAGGCTTGTTCCGAACGAAGTAATCTTCCGTACTTTCAATCCAAACCGGATCAAGGATAGCAGACAGCTTGTCAAGAGCCTCCCGGATTTCAGTTTCCGAGGTTCCAGCCTTGAACACTAACACAGTTCCATTGCGTACCATTGTCATCTACTCCCCGAAATCGCTATCAGACCAATCGTCTGACATATGGTCCGCAAAGACCAGATAGAAGGCCTTCAGCGTAACCGCGCCGTTAGCGCGGAGCATACGGCAGCTTGCGCCCCGGGCGTTTTGGGTTTCAACCCAATTATTCGCCAGCGTCTTGGCGTGTTCAACGCTTTCCGCGTCCAACTCCAGCCAAGAGCCGTCGTCCGCTTCAACGTGGACGACAGCAACGAAGGGAACGCCCGACGAAGCACGAACCGCCCGCCCCGCCTTCGCGGGAGCCGTCAGCAAATCGCCCAACTTGGTAGCAAGAAACTTGGCCATGTAGGCCTCCTATGTTCGGCGCGGTATTGCGCCAGCAACTTCGCGAATATACGGAGCGTAATTCCGTTTGTCAACTACGCTCCGTACAGACGGTTAATTTTCGGTTAACGGGAACTTTGCTCGTTACTTCGTCGCCAAGGCGAACTTGGTTTCGCCCATATTACGGAGGCAAGCGTTCATCTTGCGTTGTGAGGCTAGAACCGTCCGGGCTTCAACCGTAGCGATAACTTCGCCGTTCTTCAGGACTGAAAGACGGGTCTTACCGTTCGCCAGTGTTTCGCGGCTAATGTCGTATTCGTTCATTTCCGTAACTCCGTTCAAGTTGTCCGTTCCAACAATCCGGAATATACGACGGGCCTACGAACAAGTCAACGATAAAAATATGGGGGTGTAATAGACGGTTAATTTTCAGTTAACGGGAACTTTTGCCGGATATCCAGCCGGGAATGGAGTAAGGTTAGCGTCCGGTATTCGTCCCAATCAGTAGCCGTCCGGCCCCGAACCGCCATGACGAACGCCCGCCCGGACCTTGTGGGGGTACAGGTAACAGACAACCTCCGTTCCGGAATTACTCCGTCCGCCATGCTCCAGCCCCCACAATTGGGGCCGTAGACCCCTTGGAAGGGGCCGTAGTCCAGCCGGTTTCGTCTGTGGGAGGTTTTGGGGCCTCCGTAGACCATTGGGAGCCTGTCAACAGCTTGGCCCGTTCCTTGGCCTCCCTGTCCGCCCGGACAGCCTCGATTGCCATGGCCTCCCGGAAGGTCACCCGGGAGCCGTCCCCCAAGGGCTTGGCGTTCAGGAAATTGTCCCGGCATACTTGACAGGTTACGTCCTGAAAGACGGTTGCCAGTTCATTTGCTGGTACGATTTCATCGCACAACGCCATTTGCTTCGTTGTCCCGTGCAAAGGACCATTCCAGAACATTAGTGCCATATGTCTAGTCATTTCTTTACCCTTTCCTTGATCGTATCTACGTCCCAACCAATGTAACCAATTGAATTGCGTATCCGCTCTAACTTAGCGTCAACGAAGTACGTAAAACCTGCTAGACACACTAACGCAAAGATATACGCCCGGATTTCAGAGTAGTTCATTTAGTTGTCACCTCTAAGATTGTTGTCATAAGATACGCCCCTAGGAACGCCGCCGCTAGGCCGGATATTATGGCTGTCCATATCATGTAGTTCTGTATTCGTTGTTCAAGAGCTACGGAGATAGATACGAACAGTAGATACGTTACCAGCCCCACTATCCCGGCGGATATCAGCCCGGTTAGCAGGATCAATTGAACGTAGTTCGGAGCCTTGAACACGAACACGAAGGCTCCGATCATGATTGATACGGATAAGCCGTAGATTAGTAGTCTACCCGGGTCAATCATTCCTTGGCCTCCATTGAAGCTTTGATGTGCCGTTCTTTCAGGATGATACCCTTTTGAATATCGCCCCGCCAGAACTTGGGAACCCAACGTATGCATTCGTCTGTTTGCTCCCGATGATAGGTTCTGAAATGACCTTCAACGGCATGATAGGCCGGACTTTCCCTGAACCTGTCCCCCACACTAAGGGTAGAATTGGAGTTAGGTTCGTATTTGATCCGGGGCTTATCAATCATGATCGTAACTTGTTTGAATTCGATCAACGGACGTTTGCCGCGCCTAGCCCTAGCCTTTTGCAGCTTGTGGGAATGAACAGTCTTTTTAATCTCACATACCTTGGGAATGGACAGGACAAACAAACAATCCAAAGCGTCTCTAACGTAAGCCGTTATCGTATCTTCGCTATCCAGCCCATCCGTCCTAGGCCAACCCAAAGTAAGCATTTCAAAACTCTCTTGCGAAGCATACGGAGGCATATCAACGGCTAGTACGCCGAACGTATGGCAAACAGCGTCGTTGCACATAACGAACGATATCGACAACATTTCGGCTTTCTTGGCTATTGTCCCATCTTCGTATTTCATTTCAACGTCGCAAGACGCAATATAGACCCCGATCTTGGTCCGCTCTACCGGGGTTAGAATAGGGTACTCTATCCAAATGGGGTCCGATGGAAGTTGAATGTTTTTAGCCCATTGGGCAGACGTTAAGGCCTTTGCCTTGTAAAGACGTTCCACCGTATCGGAAGGGGATTGCTCAAATACATACTTTGAACAATTGTCGTTAGACATTGCCCCCACAATAGACATATGGGCGGACATGATGTGTTTCCGGTTTTCTACGTCCGACATTGGGGCCGGTTCCCCTATCTCAAGGTAGCGTTGGGCTACTGTAGCCATGTTGTTCCCCCGTGTTCGTAATGGCAGGTTGCCATGTTGTTCCCCACAAGTTGTTGTAGGATGGGAGGCTAGCAGGGTGAAAAGGGTACGTCAAGGTTCAAACGTATATACGGTTAACGATTAAATTCAGACGGGGTGGAAATGGGGTAGCCCCGACGTTTTGAATAAAATTTTAGGGGTAGGTGGGGGGTGGCGTTAACGTTAACGAATTCGCTTTGGGTGTTGTTGTCTATTGATTAAAATTAATTTTAATTTGAATACTTAACGAGTGTTAGGGTAATTAATTAACGTTAACGGGTATACACCATGTATGTATGTATGTAGGTACAGCCATACGCTTCACATTCATACAACCATAGTGTGTTCGCATAACATACATTATGGAATATAAGGCGGTCGCCTTATTATTGCAACCTATGTTAGTATGGTAAGTAGCGGTTAGCACTAACGATTAGGGTTAATCATGTATACGCTGTATGAATACTATCTATCAGATATCTAGCACCCCACAAGGGGCTAAGCCCTTGTTCTTACTTAATATCTATTATATCTATTATTATCTATTAAAAAAGAGAGTAGTTGGACAGTATAGAGGTGTATAGAAAGGCCGGTTTCCATAGATATCATAGATATTGATTATTATTGTTTAATATCAATAGCTTACCAATATCTATCGCCCCCTAGATATAATAGATATTGCCTCCCAACAACAACTTTTAACCGTATTTACATAGAGTTCTTGACGTATACACTATATACCCCTATGATACCGCCCCGACTACACAACACTAATTTGTGGGGAAGTAACATGTCTAAGCTTGTCTTAATAATCAAAGATGAAAACGAAGTTATCTACCAACATTGGGAACTAGAGACAGACGAACAAAGTATAGTACGAAACAAAATGAACATATCTAATCTATGGATTAATTACATTTTGCATAAAACTAAGAATATGAAATGTATCATTATCGCAGGCAAACCCCCTGTTAACCGATAATTAACCGTCTCCCAACACTCCAATCTTAGAAGTTGACAACACTACATTCCCAACGTATATTGAATGAAGTTGAACAACGGGAGACAGACATGACCTACTACCAGAACGAAATACAGAAATTCTTTGGTTGCAGCGAAGTTGCAGCTAAGAATATTCACCAATTGGTGTGCGTTTCGGGGATTTCGTTTTCGAATTCCTCACAAGAACAGTTGAACCGGGCTTACACCAATGCCCGTGACGCACTTGTATACCTGAACAAGCTGGAGGATTGATAAATGTCTACGGAACTAATCAAACAGCTACAATCCGAAATTGCGTACTGGATTGTTCGTATCAAGTTAGAGAATGACTGGAATACGATTGTCAAGATTGAAACCCATATCATGGCACTAGAACATGAAATCGGAAGATTAGCCCCACATAGGGGCTAGTTTCTTTTTAACTCATTATCAAAGTATTAAGGTTAACGCCACCCCCCAACTTTATTAACCATGATACAAGATAACTATTGACGTATAAATAAGGATATGCCTAGGCTGGACCCCCACATAGGAGGGCAGATTGTTCAAGGACCTAGAGGCCAAGTCCCATAAGTATACTAACATTGAACATAGGGCATACATCAAGTGTGGGGATAAGTTACTACTAATATCCGTCACAAGTCATTATAAGTCCCATAGAACATACGGCAAAGTTATTTCTAGCTTCTGGAGGCTGAAAGGGGATACAATCAGCCGACTAGCCGCCCAACTGCTATTCGAGGCCTACCCATCACAAGAGTTTCGCAAATGCAAGCTACTAGCGCCCAACCAATCCATATCAACAACGTAACCTTTCGCTGCTATCATGTCGTAGGCCTCCGGTTCAAATGGGTTAGTGACGATACAGAACTAGAGGCCTATCGCTACCCCCATTCATTGACGTATCGGGCCGTAGTAAGAGGGGAACTAATCCAGAAGAAATTTCGTTCAATGCAAGGGGCAATGCGATACGCCGTTGAAGTTCGGCAATCCTATGACGTATGGAAGGAAAGATAATGCCTCAAACCCGAACCCTTAAAACGAATTGTACGAATTGCCAACTTGAACTAGACGGAGCTACACACCCCACAATGGACATTGGACCCAAGCCCGGGGATATATCCGTTTGCGTCTATTGCGGTCACGTCATGGCATTTACAGACACTCTTGGATTGCGTGACTTGACAGACGCCGAAATCGTTGCCGTAGCCGGAGACAAGCAATTATTGGAGGCCCAACATTTCGGGGCGTTCTTCCGCAAGCTGGACAAGGAAAATCAATGATGCGCCTACGCCCGGGGGTCAAAATGCTACTTGCGGTCATGTTGCTGGAGGCATGGATTTTAGTTCTAGTTGTGCTATGGTTGCTATTCCACTAACCCCCATCCTGAAAGGATATTCCAATGCTTAACGTTAAAGACTTAGGTGCGAAAGGCAACGGAACAACGGACGATACAGAAGCACTACAGAACGCAATCAACGGAGACGACAGACACATCTATTTCCCCAAGGGGCGCTATCTCATTTCCAGCCCTATCAGCTTTGAAACTCCCAACTTGAACTTTCATTACGAAGGCGAACCCGGGGCCGGTATCGTAGGCAACTTCCCGGACGCATTATTCAAGCGTAGCGTAAAGTCACCAATCGGAGGTGTTCACGTTATCGAAAAACTGATATTCGAGAACGGGCATAAAGACGGTAAGTGTTTGATGCTTCATTCTTGCGTTACGGCTGAAGTATCCAATTGTGGGTTTCAAGGTCAATGCAAGGTAGGAATTGAAACGTTCAATTCACAATGTCTTACAATGAATACCTGTTACGTCATCGGTATCAGGGGTGTTGGGGTTATGGCTGGAAATGCTACAGCCCTATTCAATTGTGATATTACGGGCTGTAACGAAGGGGTACGTCATCAAAACCTAGGCCTTACGGTTATGGGCGGTAGGTACGAAGTAAACGGGATTGCGTTTCACTTGGGGCAGAATGAAAAGGGTGAAACGTTCCAATCTACCGGGGCCAAGATTTCGGGCCTATCCATGGAAAGTAACGACTACGGTATCTATGTTCGGGCCGGGGCCTCCATTGAAATCAGCGGGAATGCAATTACGAACAATACGCCCGATAAACATGCCGGGCTATACGTCCATGATGGGGAGGAAATCTTGTTCATGGGGAACGGCGTTAGCTCCGGTACCCATCCGTTCCTAGACGCTGCAATCTATCTGAACAACCCGAAACAATCCGTATTTCTTGCGAACCGTATCAGCGTAGCTAGTGGCAAGGATTGGCGTATGCCCGAAAGTTTGGAGGGGCGTAACTTGTTCTTTGCAGCGAACCTACCCCCGGCCCCCGGAGCCTGATATCGGATAGGTTGCGAAGCCCCGGGCCACAACCCGGGGTTTTTCTTTATCAATTTGTTAACCACTATCAATCGTCGTAGTTGACGAACGTAGCTAGGCCCCGTATATTCTAATTCATGAGCAACGGGGAATGGTCCCCATAGACGGAGGCTCTAATGAACTCTCAAATCGTAGCGAACGTCAACGGACGGGACGTAACCCGGGGCGAACTTTCGGAGGCTTTCAACTTGGTTGTTAACAAGACCAATTGGAAGTATCCAGTTGACGCCCGGGTTATCTTGACCCCCGAACAGCGCAACTTGGTAACGGAAGCCGTTATCTTCTTTGCCGGATGCGTCCCCACATTCGAACCCCAAGGCCCCGTGTTCGAAAGCTTCAATCAGCTTGTTTGCGAATACCGGGTTAGGGCAGTTGGCTACTACAATGCGGTAGGGGCCTAGGACCATGGCAAAGCCTCCGGGCTACGACGTTAAAATTCTTACCCTGATACGGGATACGGAACTAGGGGAAATTCGGGTCACGAATTATTCTACCCCTACGTCCCAACTCTACCGGGTCACGGCGTTTATTCCGGGCTACGCCTTGTTAGGCCCCGGTATTCCGGATTTAGAGAAATGGTGCGATACGCTGCTACTTGCCATAGATACGTTTGGGAGGTACGCTGATACCGCCCGCAAACAGGGTTGGAGTTCCCATTAACGGTTTGTTTACTATACGCCAACGTCCCCCATTTTCGTAGTTGACTATCGTAGGTCCGTCGTCTATATTCCGACTATCAGGAACGGGGCAAGGCCCCACAGACAGGAACTACGAACATGATGGACATTGATACCGCCAAGTCCTACGCCACCCGCGAAAACCTCATGAAAGCTCTTGAGCGTCTTGGGTTCGCTGATAAGCGCCCGATGGTTGTTCGGAATTCGGAAGGACGTTGGACGGCTATTTTCTCCCTGTCCATGGCCGGGATTGACGGCGGGTATATCGCCGTGTTTGCGGTTCATGGTTTCAAGACGTTCCAGTAATCAACAGAAAGGAAGGTGATAAGGAACAGCCCCGGTAGGTCCCCCCTCCGGGGCTTTTTCGTTGCCCGTATACGATTGATTAAGGTTAACGGTTCTTAACCGTATACGGCGAAACTACGTACGTATTCAACGTAGTTGACTATCGTAGGTCCAGCCCGTATATTCTCACTATCGGAACAACGGAACGGAGTTACGGACATGGCCAAGAAAACTTATACGGTAACTTTCAAGGACGGGGCCACCCATAGCCGCAAGTCAGAACGGGCGTATACCTACGCCTACAAATATTCGTCATGGTACGAAGCATTTTGCTACGACCCGGAAAACCCGGACGCGGAAATTCCAGTGTTCCACCACTATACCAAAGTAGGCTTTGCAGCTACGAAGGAACTTGCCGAAAAAGCCTTGACAACTCGGTTGAACGAAGCCGCTACCGCCCCGGATAGGGTTCACGTCATCGGGGGCGAAGTTGCCCCCGTTAACGGATAATTAACCGTATACTACGGGAGGGGTTGACTATCGTAGGTTCGTGCCGTATATTCGTGACAGTTGAACGGGCCAAGGCCCAACGGGAGAACGGACATGACAAAGTTTCTTAAGAGCGAATTCCACTATTGGGGCGGATATCTGGACTACGGGCCGGAGCGCAAGTTCGTTGGCCGGTTCAAACATCAAGGCTCCAAAGCCGCCGCCGCGTTCGCCCGGTTCCTTGTGAAGAACTTCACGGTTGAAGAATACTTCAACGCCCGGGAGGCCAAACAGTCCCCGTTGGACATTCTGGAGGCCAAGGGGTTCATCCTGCCCCATATCCTGTCTTGGTTGAAGTCCGGACAGCTTGCCGAATGGAAGGGCCAAGGCTACGCCTATTGGAAGGCCCGGCAGTAACCAACGAACCCCGGGGCGAACCCCCGGGACTTTCTTTGACCCATAGTTACAATTTGAACTATTAGCAATCTATTAAGGTTAACCCAAAGACCCAAAACGTTAACCAACTTGGAACGCCCGTAGCGTACCCTTAGCCGCCTTGGGAGCGCCTTCCTTCCTTAAGAATTCCTCCGTACATTCGAATAATTCGCCGTTGTCCTTTAACGCTTGCAACGTCTTATTTATAGCTTGGGTAGTTCCAAATCTGTCATTCTTGAAAACAGATATAACAGACAAACGTTTATTAATATAAAGATACGGCACAATACGTTGTTTATGTAAGTTAGCAGCAAATGACCCCATTTGTTTAACGTAATTAGATACATTATTAAAATCTGAATTTACATATTCATTACATATCCTCATAGCTTGCGTCTCTTGTTTCGAGGTTGTATCGTCCTTGCCTACTTCGCCATGTTCAAACCGGCTAGAGATATTGCGGATACTGGACGTAGTGAGACGTTCCGACCATTCCCATATCGGAGCGTCAATTGTGGGGCTATGGGGGTTGATCCCTATGGCTATCAGGCTAGCAACCTTGAGCGTTATAAGATGCGCGCGGTTCCATAGTTCTGCCATTGATTTATTCTCAGGCTTATTAATTGCCGTTCTGGCATATTCGCCATATATCCGTTCCAACTTTTTAGCGTCATCCGTAAATGTTGGAATGACGGTTTGCCCCTTAGCCATTAGGTCATGACATTGTGCCCCTAGCGCCGCTATCTTCTGGACAAGTTCCATAGGGGGTTGGACTATATGAAACGTTTCGCTTAATGGGGGACGTTCGCCGTAGTATTCAATAATCAGGAACCGGGGCAAGAGGCCTTGAGATATCATACCTTCCGTTAAACCTTCGTAGAATGTTCCCGGCGTAGTTTCCGCCAGAATAGAGAACGCTGGAGAATTCAAGATTTTCGTATTCTTGTCCTTGTCCGAATAGACCATGGGACGGAGAACGTTACCCGCCCCGGACTTGCCGTATACATCCAACAGAACACTACGCAACCCCACAAGATAGCCGCTAGCGTTTTGCGCTGTCATGGCCTGAAGCTTCAAACCAAATTCACCAATGACAGAAACAAAACAAGAGCGCCTATCCAACTCCCGGAGTAGTGCCGCGTCCGAACGTATTTCCCCCGGGCCAAGGAATTCAACGATTGACGGAGTAGCTACAGCCCCGGGCCGGTTCGGAATTAACGTTGCCGCCGAATTAATAAGTTTCGAAATCCCCGACGCCATGGCCTCTTTACCGCGTCCGCTTTCAGCTACCAGCAACGTATAGAGGTTCAAACCGGCCCCGCTATAGGTGTTGAAGGCCCGTCCGCAAAGTCCGGACATAAGCCCGATAGCTCCGGCTAATGCGATTTCAGGAACGGGGAGGGGAGCCGCCTTATAAATGAAATCTGCAATTTCGCCCATTAATCCGGGGGGCAATGTGTAGGGATTGACAGCCGGAGAACTACCCGCTACCAGTGTCGTCACGCTATGCGGTTCCGGGCCTACCCCCGTTCCCCGTTGTTGTACGGCCCCGCCCATAGCAGACGGCCCCGGCGCGGTTGACCATAGGTCCGCTACGTTCGGGGCCGTCTCGTTTATACGGCTAAACGACGCCTTAAGGTTACTAAAATCAATCGGGGGCATGTAGCGGTCAAAGCTACGAACCACCATTGTATTGACGTAATCGTTACGGAGCGCCTTGGTACGCTGGCCTAGCGCCGACATACGAAAGACCCGCGCGATTTGCTCCCGGTTCTTCGTATGGAATACTAACATATCTATCAGCGCAAAATCAGCTTCCGATTGCGATTGATAAACCCCCTGCCATTCTCCCATGAATAGCGCCGCAAACTTCGCGCTTTCTTCCATAGCCTTTAATATTAGTGTGTTATCGTCTAACGTTTGGGGTTCGTCAATGGTTATAGCATGTCCATTGATATCCTTTCCCATTTCGTGCCAAAGTGTATTGGCCAAGGATTGACGTTCGGCTATCGGCTTCGCTGCTACTACGTCTCCCGTTACAGTCATGTATCTATGTGAAGAATATAATTCGATATTGCCGCGCCGCCGTCCTTGTGGGACATGAGCCTTAAAGATGATATGGCAACCGAACCCGCTAGGCGAACGTTCGGCGTAACTGTCAAACGCTTCAAAGATTTTAATTTGCCGTTGGAGCGTTGCCGCGTCCGTCGTCTTGTCTAAATCAATGAACGCAAACGGGTCCGTATCCGAAAGGACAAACCCCAACCCCGAATATCCATTGACAGTTGAGTAAGTAGACAAGGCGTGTTCAAACGGTACCCAAGTTCTAAAATCGTCTACTTTAGCCGGAAACCCCGTCTTAGGGTCATAGGGAATTTTCGTAGGTTTGCCGTCCCGTTCTTCATAGCGCCAACAAATCCAGTTGGGATATTGCTTCAACTCTTGTGGAATATCGTCGTATGCCATGTCATTCAACCCCCACACTTGAGGTTGCCCGCCGCCCCGGCCCCGTTTTTTAGCTTTCGGAAAATCGTTCCCGGGGAGTATCATGCTTCCGTCATGTGGCCCTTGTCAAACCCCCATGGGTAGCGTCTTGACAGGTTTGGCCTACGGGGACAGACTACCGGACGGGAACGGGATATGGACTATTGGCAAACACACCCGGGTTAGCGAAACGGCACGCCCGTTGCAGCGTTACAGCAACGGGGCCGGGTAGCTTGTATTTGTCGCCAACTCCTATCGCCTGATACCCGGCCCTTTATATCGTAGTTCCAAACGGGGAAAGAACCATGGCAAAGAACTTTGAAGAACTTGAGAACGGTATACGACAAGCGGCTAGTACCGCCGTAGCTGAAGCCCCAACCAAAGGGGAAGTCCTAGCGGACAGGGTAGCGAATACACTGGACCTTGCTAGTGCAACTGTCCTAGAACGTATTGACGCTATCGTTAGCGAAATGCAAGCAATGCGAACAGCTATCATTGCAGACGCCGATAGGGTCAAACAGGAAATTCAGAACCATATGAGATTTAGCGCCGAATGTGCTAACGTCATGGACAGTATGAAAAGTCTGATTAATGTTACTTCGCAAGAGGCTGAAACCCTCAAGAGGAAATAGCTATGTCATGGCAAACAGCAACGGCTAAGACGTATACGCCAGATACCCAACGTTTGCTAACATATGTGCAAGGCGATATAAACGCTTTGCTCCAGTTGTGGCAAGCGAAACACGCCGAATTGGAAGCCGCCAAGGCTACCGAAATGGGGTTGCGCCGGGCCGTATTCGAAGTCCAATTTCCGGACGCAAAAGAGGGAACCCAACGGGTAGCCATTGGCAACGGATGGTTTCTGAAAGCCGTATACCCTCAGAACTACCGGCTAGACAAAGACACTACGGAAGGGGTCCAAGCCGCTATTGCGAAGATTAGCGCCAAGGCTGAAGTTGTGGGGGACAGGCTTGTAAACTGGAAGCCTGAACTTTCAATCAAGGAATACCGGCTATTGGAAAAGCCGGAACTAACTCCGGAAGAACAACAAATCAAGAAACTGATTGACGGAGTATTGACCATTACTCCCGGAGCGCCCCAACTGGAGTTAGAGGAACCTAAAGCGTAACATGGCACGAACCCGCCCGCCCCATCTTCGTTTGATACAGACGATTGGTAACAGCTACCCATTCTTGAACTTAGCTACCGCCGTTAAATTACCCTACGGGGATATACTGTTATACGCCGACGCTTTTAGTAAGGGGTTTCATGATTTGAATTGTTGGGAGCGTATAGCGGTTCAGAAGTTGGCGGACCAATTCGCTAAAGACGGCGAATACCAAGGGGCCTTTCTACAGGCCTACAACAAAGGAAGGAAGGACAATGGATAAGATCATTAGCGCCGCGTTGAAACACTTCAACGTTGACGAAATGCAACATCTACGCTCCCTCTTGACTCGGGTTGCGGCACGGTTGGCCAAACCGGACAAGGCGGAAGTCCAAGCCGCCGCCGACGCCTTGGGAACCAAAATCAGCGAACAGGTTTCCGCGTCCGAACAGACGCCCCCGGAGGACCCCGCGAAGTCCGAACAGCCCCCGGCGGAAGCCGAACCCGTTCCTCCGCCGCCCAAGGCCTAACCCTTGGCGCGGTTTCGACATAACATTATTGGACAAGGCGAATATAAGTTCGCCTTGTTCGATAGCGTCGTATATAAGAACGAAGATATTAAAGTTATGGCTACCGTCGTCGCACGATTTAGGAAACGTAGCAACCTTCAATTCAGATATGTAATTGAAGATAAGAACGGATTTCTAGTAATAACAAGCGAAGAACATTTAGAACCCCATTTCAACAAAGGTAACGTACATCGAACAGGGAAAGGGAATGAACCATGGACGCAACCAAAGTAATGCCAGTATTCGACATTATGACAGTTGACGAATTACAACACGCTAGGTCACTATTCACTAGAGTAGCTACCCGCTATCAACATTCCGAAACAGCTACAGAAATGACTATAGCTATCGTTGCCGCTAACGAAATGGCGGACGAAATTACGGCGAAAACTCCGGCGGATAAACCGGCTCCAGAAGGCGACGAAATCACCGGGCCGGAGCCTCAAGAATGATACAGCTACAATCTACAGCGTCTTACCAATCCCGGGGCGTTAAGGTTCTGGTCTATGGCCCCCCGAAAGTTGGAAAGACCCGGCTAATCGCTACCGCCCCTACTCCCGTCATATTTTCAGCGGAAGGCGGACTATTAAGCTTACGAACGTATAACCTCCCGTATTTTGAAATCCGTAACCTTAGCGATTTGCGGGAGGCTTACCATTGGAGCATTAGCAGCAACGAAAGCCGCCAATTCAACACTATAGGACTTGATAGTATTTCCGAAATCGTTGAACAGATACTAAAGGCCGAAATGGCTAAGACCCGTGACCCTCGCAAGGCCTACGGCGAAATCATTACCCAAGGTTTGCAGATAGTCCGGGACTTCCGGGATATGCCGGATAGAAACGTCGTATTGATTGCGAAACAAGAATACAGCAAAGACCAAACCGGAATGATGTTCAATCAACCGTCATTCCCGGGCCAACAATTGCAGAACCAAGTTCCGTATTTTCCGGACGAAATCTTTCAATATAATATTTTACGCAATCCGCAAACCGGCCAAAGAATAGAAGCCTTGCGTTGTTGGCCGGATCAAACTAACATAGCAGGGGACAGGTCCGGGGCCTTGGACGAATGGGAACCTCCCAACTTGTCTCACATCTTTCAAAAGATAATGTCAGGTCATGTAGCCAAACGGTAGAAAGGACTAAACCATGGCGTTTCAATTCAATGCGAGAACGGTAGCCCCACAAGTAGCGTTGGACCCTGTACCCGAAGGATGGTACAAAGTTGTCATTGACAAATCCAACGTCAAACCTACCCGGGACGGCCAAAATGGCATGATTGAACTTCAATGCAAGATCATTGAAGGACAATTTCAAACCCGGGTCTTATACTATAATCTGAACCTTTGGCATAGCAATGCGACGACAGTTGAAATCGCCTATAAGCAACTGTCCGCTATCTGCCATGTTGTGGGGCAATATGATATCGTAGCCCAAGACAACGCCCCCGCCGACAACTACCTTCCAATGTTGCACAACGTCCCCTTTATGGTTCACGCCGTAGTTACCCAAGGCGAACGGGGACCAATCAAACAATATTCGGGGCTCAAAGACACAATGGGCAACGACCCCGGCAAAGGGGGACAGGCCCCACAACAGACGGCCCAACAGTTCCCGCAAGGCGGTACCGCGCCCGGAGCATGGCAAGGGGGAGCGCCCGCGCCTACTGGAGCGCCGCCGCCCGCCGCCGGTCAATGGACTACCGCCGCCCCGCAACCCGCCGGAGCGCCCCCCGGGCAACCTTGGGGAGACCAGCCCCTTCCCCCCGGCCTAACGCCTAGACAGCCCCTACCCCCGGCCCCGCCGCCCGGACAGCCCTTCCCGGGCCAACCCTACCCGCCCCCTCCGGCCCCGGCCCCCGCGCCAATGCCCGGACAGCCCCAATGGGGAGCGATCGCGCCCGGGGCACCCCAACAGCCCCCACAAGCTGCCCCGCAATGGCCGGGCCAGCCCGGAGCGCCGGGACAGGCTCCAGCTTGGGGAGGCCCCCGCTAACTCCCTTGGCGACCCCGTTTAGGGAGTTGGGACGGCGGGGGGTTCAACTTTGGCACACACCAAACCCCCGTGAACCCCCCGTCTGCCCCGTTCACGTTTTGTTCTGGAGGTTCCCGGTTTTCTATATTTTTGGGAACGTATGTCTATAAACCTCAAGATACTATCCGAACGTATACGCAATGATATTGATAGGCATTGCGTTGAACTATACGCTGAAGAACACCGTAACCATTTAGGGGCCAGCGTAATAGGGCACGATTGCGAAGCCTATATTTGGCTAGCGTTTCGTTGGGCTAGAAAGGAAATATTCAGCGGACGTATGCTCCGGTTATTCAATCGGGGGCACCGCGAAGAACAGCGTTGTATTGAATATCTAAAGGGTATTGGTTTCAATATCTATGACGCTCCGAATAACGAACAGTTCCGTATTGTGGGGTATGGGGGTCATTACGGAGGTTCAACGGATAGTATTGGGACAACACCGTATAAGGATTTCCCGGAGCCTATGGTATTGGAATTCAAAACCCATAATTCTAAATCGTTTGCCGATTTGAAGGATAAGGGGCTACTCCGTTCCAAGCCCCGACACTACGCCCAAATGTGTAGCTATGGACAAACCTACGGATATAAGAACGGATTATATTACGCCGTTGGCAAGAATGACGATGATATACATATTGAAGTTGTGAAGCTGGACTATACCCAAGCCGAGTACTTACACGCTAAGGCGGACAAGATCATTCGTTCAATGGTCCTACCGCCCCGCATTGCCCTACAAGAAACCTACTTCGAATGTAAAATGTGCCCATTCGTAGGCGTATGCCATAGGGGAGAACGTCTTGACATTAGTTGCCGTTCGTGCTTCAATGCCGAACCCATTGATAACGGGCAATGGTTCTGTAGACACTTTCAACAGACAATACCAACGGAGTTTATCCCGAAAGGCTGTACCAACTGGAAGTCTATTCTATGATACCGCGTTACTACCAAACGGAAGCCGTCAATAGTTTGTTTTCGTATTTCAACGAAAACAAGGGGAACCCCGTTATTGCAATGCCAACGGGGACAGGCAAATCTATCGTCATAGCGGACTTCCTCCGTACCGTATTTCATTACTGGCCTTGGCAACGGATAATGATTTTAACTCATGTCCGGGAGTTGATTGAACAGAACATTAAACACTTACAGTTGGCATGGCCTACCGCACCTATCGGCGTCTATTCCGCCGGGCTAGGTCAACGTGACTTCGTGCAACCAATCATGTTTGGGGGCGTTGCCTCCGTCGTAAAATGTATTGAACGGTTTGGACACCGTGACTTGCTAATTATTGACGAAGCACATTTACTGAACCCCGACAGTAGCACAATGTATCAGCGGGTCATTGAAGGATTGAAGGTTATCAACCCGCATCTAAAGGTCATTGGTCTAACCGCGACATGGTACAGGCTAGGCCAAGGGCTATTGACAACCAACGGAATATTTACGGACCTTTGCTACAACATTTGCAATACGGACGGATTTACCCGGCTGATATCGGAAGGCTATCTATCAACCCCTATCCCCCGTCAGACGCAAACCGCCTTGGACGTTGCAAACGTAGACATGGCAAAGGGGGAGTATATCCAATCCCAATTGCAGAAAGCCGTAGACAAGAACGACATTAATAACGCCGTAGTTCAGGAAATGATTAAGCACGGGCATAACCGCCAAGCTTGGTTGATATTCTGTAGCGGTATCGAACACGCCGAACACGTTGCCGAAATCCTGAACTATTACGGTATCCCAACCGGAGCCGTACATTCCAAGACCAAAGACCGGGAAAAGATCATTGACGATTTCAAAGCCGGAAGGCTCCGGGCTGTCACGAACAACAACGTATTGACTACGGGCTTCGATCATCCGCCCATAGACATGATTGGAATGTTACGCCCCACACTATCGCCCGGCCTATGGGTTCAAATGGTTGGACGCGGTACCCGCCCGTCCCCGGAGACAGGCAAGACCAATTGCCTTGTCTTGGACTTCGCCCGCAATACCCTCCGGCTAGGCCCGATAGATGATCCCCGTATCCCCCGGACCAAAGGGGCCAACGTAGGCGGGGACGCTCCCGTAAAGATTTGCGACGTATGCGGAACCTATAACCATGCCCGCGCCAAGTTCTGTATTGGTTGCGGTACTGAATTCGTCTTTGCTCAAAAGATGGTACGCCAAGCTGATACCCGGGACCTGATATCTACGGGCCAACCTTTAATCGAAACCTACGACGTAGACCGGACGCATTATAACCGTCACATTGGTAAGAAATCCGGCATTGCAAATATCAAGATAACCTATTTCTGTGGCCTGAAGATGTTTCAGGAATACGTTTCGTTTGACCATATAGGCTTCGCGAAACATAGGGCTAATGAGTGGTGGAGACAGCGTAGCGCCGACGAACCGCCGCTATCAACGGACCTTGCCTTACAACAGATAGCTAGACTTCGTACACCCCGAAAGGTCCGCGTTTGGATTAACCGCCCCCATCCTCAAGTCTTGAGCTACATCTATTGAACGGAGCTACCATGGATATCAAACGCCTAGAACTACAAAATAAAGAATTCGACGCTCTAACAGACTTAGCCAAAGAATGGGAAACCTTAAAACGTATTGCAGTAGTAGACGACGATTACCCCTACTACCGGCAGAAATATGAATGGGCTTTGAAAACTTTCATTGAAGCCTGTAACGCAAATCGTAAGCCGTGAAATGTTCTTGTGGCAAAGAACTAACGGACGTTGAACTATGCCCGTTACCTATCGGACAACCCTGCTACTATGGAGCTACGAACATGGCAAAGAAACCCCGGGCTAACAAAGCTAACCCTGCTACTGCCCCGCTACTATCCGCGTTGAAGTTCCTAGAACCCGCAATGTCTGACGAAGGACAGGTAAACCAAACCCATTGCCTATTGACCAATGGTTGGGCCGTCGCCTTCAATGGAGTTATTACACTGGCAACGAAGATTGATACGGATATCCAAGCCTGTCCCAATGCAATGAAGCTTCTAAATGCTTTGTCCAAGTGTGACGACAAGACGCAAATTACCCAACTGGCAAATACGATATCCATTAAGTCCGGTAGATACTCCGCTAGCATACCTTGCGTAGACCCGGAGCTAATCGTTATCGAACCTCCAACCCCTATGATGCTTCCGATTGACGATAGCGTTAGGGAAGCGTTGGCTATTGTGGGGGAGGTTGTTTCCGATACCGCACCCCGGATGGTTGCCGCGTCCGTCCTGCTACGTAATGGGTCCGCCGTCGCAACAGACGGGACTATCATTTTCGAGGCATGGCATGGACAATACATTCCCGAACCCGGCGTAGTATTCCCTAAGGCGTTCGTAACCGCCCTATCCAAGATACCTAAAAAGATTGTGGGAATATCCGCTACAGCTACGACAGCTTCAATCTATTTCGAGGATCAATCTTGGATACGAACCCAACTGTATACCGAACAGTATCCTAACGTTGACAGGATACTAAACGAACAGGCTAACGCCATACCTATTCCGGAAGGTTTCTTTGAAGCCTTGGAAAAGATTGAAGGACAAGCGGACGACGGACGGGTATACTTTGGTAACCTTAAACTCCAAACCCATAACATTGACGAAGCCGGAGCTATCTACGAAATAGACGGTATCCCCTCCGGTATCTGCTACGATATTGACTACCTACGAATGTTCAAAGGACTTGCGACACAAGCCGATTTTCAGGCCAAGAACAATCAAATGGGTATATTCTACGGAGATAGGTTCCGGGGTATGCTAATGCAAATCCTTATTCAGAAAACTCCGGAGGTTCGGGATATCCAGCCAACGGGTCCGCAATTGGTTCAAACTATCCCCGACGATATCCCGTTCTAAAATGTTTTTTGACGACGACGAAATGGGGCCTAAGAAAGGACGGAGCCTATTAAAGGTTCCGCCCCCAACCCCCGCGACAGGATGGACCCCGCCCCGCGAATACCCCAACCTATCCGCCGCAACCATCCTAGGGATTGACCTAGAGCGCCGGGAGCATGACCCCGAACACGGGCCGGGCTGGAGACGGGGCAAGGCTGAAACTGTAGGGTTTTCCGTAGCCGCCCGGGACAGGCTAGGCAACGAAGGGGCTTGGTATTTCCCAATCGGACATAAGATAGAACCCCAATACAACCTTGAACGTGAACCGTCTTTACGTTGGCTAAAGAGTATCCTAGAAACCAACGTCCCAAAAGTTGGAGCTAATCTATTATACGATATAGGTTCATTGACGGATGATAGTATTCATGTTCAAGGGGAATTACATGACGTACAATACGCTGAAGCTTTATTAGATACAGATAATCTAGTGAACCTAGATAACCTAGGCGTAACCTATCTAGGCCAAGGCAAAGAAACCTCCCAACTATACGAATGGCTAGCCAACGCTTACGGAGGCAAGCCGAACCAAACCCAACGATTGAATATCTGGCGCGCAAGCCCCCGCCTTGTGGGGCCGTATGCAGAACGGGACGCTGATAGCCCCATACGTATCCTTGAAAAACAATGGCCCCGATTACAAGCCGCCGGGCTACTAGAATTATATCGAATGGAATGTGATCTAATCCCGTTACTTATTCAAATGAGGATTGAAGGGGTCACCGTAGACCTAGACCTAGCCGAACAACTGTACGAAGAATTAGCCGTAGACATTGCCCGGTTATACGTTAGCCTATTCGAGCTAACTGGCATAGCTATTGACAGCGTACAATCGGGACGGGACGTAGCTAAGATATTCGACGCCGTAGGAATTAGCTACCCCACAACAGCGGAAGGCAACCCGTCGTTTCGAAAGGATTGGTTGAAGAACCTTGAACACCCCGTAGCAACCTTAATCAACGACATACGGGAGCATGAAAAGGTTAGATCAACCTTCGTTAAGAACTACATTCTAGATGGTAATGTTAACGGGAAAATCCATTGCCAATTTCACCCGCTACGGGGAGACGACGACGGGACTAAAACGGGCCGGTTCAGTTCTAGTGATCCGAACCTACAGAATATCCCGGTTCGTACTAAGTTAGGGAAAAGAGTTCGCCAGATATTCGTTAAAGATAGGCTTCATTTATGTTGGGAAAAGAATGACTATAGCCAAATCGAATACCGGGGTTTGGCACATTACGCCGTAGGTCCGGGTAGTGACGCCTTGCGCGAAACTTACTGCCGTGACCCCCGGACGGATTACCATAAGGCAACCCAAACGAATGTGAAGAACCTAACGGGTAAAGAGATTGACCGGAGGCCTATTAAGAATTTGAACTTTGGACTAATCTACGGAATGTCTGAAAAGAAACTTATTCGGCAGAATGGATTTACAGACAAAGACGGGCGCGAAGTATTCAAGGCCTATCATTTAGGTAACCCATACGTCCGCCCCACAATGAAAGCCGCTGCGGACGAAATGCAAGCCTTGGGCTATATCACTACTGTAACCGGACGACGTATACACTTTAATACTTGGGAGCCTATTGAACATGACTACAACGAACAACGCCCCTACCCATTGCCCTATGACCTAGCTATTCACCGTTGGGGTTCACGAATTAAAAGGGCTGGAGAACACAAGGCAATTAATTACAGGCTACAGGGGAGCGCCGCCGATCAAATCAAAGCCGGTATGGTCAAAGCTTTTTACGCT